ATATAATATGAGCTTAATACGTGAGGGTATTATAGTGGACTCAGTAGAAGGTAAAATAACTGTGAATTCTCTTCAAAGTACTACTAAGGATAGAGGGATTGGAGATAATGTTTATGTATGGGCCTATAATTCTGTAAGAGGTTTATGGTTATCAATTGGTAACTTTAGGATTGAAGAGGGGAATAATACCCATCATTGGGATATTTCTTGGCCCACTTAGACAATTTAATCCTAAACACAACACTAGTACATTTATTGATAGATAAATTTAATTATTAACTTTAAAACTAAATCATTATGGAAGTTAAATCTGGTGAAGGTACTGTAGTGGTTGCGGATCGTAATCATTGCGAGGTAATGAAAGGCCAGCAAGAGATTAAGTGTCTGATCGAGAACACTGCAAAAGACCAAGAAATTGCTAGACTGAATCGAGTAGTTGATGCTCAAAGAGATCAGAACATTATTAACTCGGTAGTACAGGCTTTAGGTAATAAAACTGCATAATTTCTATTAAAGTTGATTAGGGAAAAGGGAGGTACCTGTAGCGGGTATTTCCCTTTTTTCGTTTTAATCTAGTAAGAAACATGGAAGAAGATAATAAACTACAAACCTTTACTCTCCAAATGCAACTACCGGCTCCTAATTTAGAGGTAGCAAAGAGAGTAGCCGATGAAGCACAAAGACTGATAGATATCTATGGATACTATAATTTCTTGAACCTAGTAGAATTTATGAAACAGAATCCCAGTATGATTCAAATGGGATTAAGTCTAATCAATAAAAATAATGCAGTATGGAAGAAATGAAATTTAAATCATTACAAAGAGGAGATTCAGTCTTTACTCTAGAAAGAGACAGAAGATCAATGTACCCAATCTTTGACCGAGCTAAAGTAGTAAAGGTAGGAGAAAGTAAACCCAGAGCTAATGAAAATGGTGATGGCTTTTCTAATCTTATAGAAATTGTTCTTCAAGATTCCATTGGTACAGTAACAGTATATTTACCTTCGGATGGGAATGAGGGTATTTATAACAATGTGTACTACACTCTAATTGGAAATAATATTGTAAACGAAGTATCATTGCAAAGGTCACAGGCTCTTGGTATTATTAATAATGTAGGTAAATACGAGAACATAATAAAGGAATGCGATAATATCCTTGCTATGTTTGAAAACAAGGAGCCCACTAATGGTAGTCAATTCAATGAAGAATTCGCTTCATTCAGGAAAGATGTAGTATCAGTATTACAATCACAACAGCAAGCCATAAACCTTATGATGGATTCACTTGGCTTGAATAAACCGAAGGAAAATCCAGATGGCAAGTAAGTCAGTAAACATAACTATAAGTACTCCCTTGGGAGACTTACAGATATATACTGACCCAAAAGAACAGGCTAGAGCTGAGAGGTTAATTGCAGAAACTCCTTCTATCATGAGGAATGCTTATGATAGAGCTACTGAGAAATTCGGCAATCAACTTCTCAGACTTGTGAAAAAATGCCTAAGAACAGGTACTCCCCCAAGAGGAACCCATTGGGATCCTCACTCTGCTAATACTATTAAACGATATGGAGAGCATACCCTTTTGAATTATACGGGTCAGTATTTGAGATCAGTACAAATAGTAAAACAGAAGAATCGAACTTACGTAGGTATACCTACTAACCTTAAGAAAACCAGAAAGGGTGATAGGACTAGTAAAAGAACATTGAACCAAGTAGCTATCATGTTGGAATATGGTTCTAGAGGTGATAATTTACCTCCAAGACCTCTATGGGCACCAGCTTTCGAACAAGTTGGTGGTAAGAAGGTTCTGAAGGAAACTATAGTAAGAGAACTTCGTAAAGAAATAAGGAAATATAGAAGATAATGGGATTTACAATAAGTAAAAATCAAGGTTCAGGTAGGACTGTTATAACGGTAACACCAGAAGAAAATAATGCTACGGACAAAGATATAGTTCAGATCTTAACAGTAGAAGCTGTAGATGGGTCAACTAAAGAAGTAAAGCTTATCCACAAGAAAGGGGAAGTCAATTATGAATACACTTTCAGAGTTTCACCCACTGAATTATACTTTGAGCCTACAGGAGAAAGTAAAGAGGTTACTATTATATCTACTAAACAAATGGTAATCAATGGAAAGAAAGTTGGTGATCCAGTTACTGTAGATTATACTAGGGAAAACTCTGTGGATATATCTGGCTCTGGTACTACTATTATCATGAGCTTAAATGATAATATGTATAATGAACGACTAGGTCAAGTAATATTTACTCAAGGAGAGTCTGGTAAAACTATAAGTGTAACTTGTAAACAAGGTAAAAAAGAAACTTCGGGAGATATAGGTATAATCAAACTATGGTCAGGCCCCGGAGTTCCAGAGAACTATGTACTCTGTAATGGAGGTCAGGTAAGTATAGCTGAATATCCCGAATTATATAAGGCCATTGGTGAGAAATATAATACTTCTTCTACTAGGGTAGGTTATATAAGTGTTCCTGATTTAAGTGGTAGGTTCGTAGTTGGAGTAGATTCTAGTGACCCAGATTACAGTAGTATTGGTAATACTGGAGGAGAAAAAGAACATAGGCTAACCGTGGAAGAAATGCCAAGCCATACCCATTCATACAATAAGATTCGTATAGAAACTCACAAATGGGGAGATAATGCAAACAACCGACCACACCCATTTTATGATTCAGGGGCTCAAACTGGTCCAACTGGTGGTAATCAACCTCATGAGAATAGACCACCATACTACGTATTGGCTTATGTTATGAAAGTAAGATAGGAGGTAATTATGGTAAATTCACAAGAGATAGTAGAGAGAACCTTCTATATATGCTTATTGAATGTTCTCTTAGAAAAGAAGATGGGACTTAATCCTGAGGATTATTTACCTTTATCACAAGAGAATGAAAAGAGATTCCAAGAAGATAAGGAAGCAATAGATAAGTTCATTTACTTATTCGGTATAGGTAATAACCAGGTAAGAGGTCCTAAAACATGTCCAAGGATAACTATAGAAAGCACTGCTTATTATCCTGGAGATATTGGAGTAGAGAAATATATCATTGGAGATAAATTAGATGCAGGCAATTATCAGATGTCAGAGTTCCCTTACGAAACCAAAGATATCACTATTGATATTCATCTGGTAGCAACTACTCAGAATGATATGAGATTATTACACTCTATTCTTCATGAAGCATTACCCACTAGGGGATATATAAGACCTTACTTCAATGATTTAGAAGAATGGGATAAAGGTAGGATAGCTCCTACTGGGAACTTATTTATAGAGATTGGTAATTTCTATGACCATCCAGATGAATCCCATGGATTATTGGAAAAGGTATACCAATATGTATGTAAGGATGGTATTATACCAGAAAAACTGGTAGAAATGGGGGATCTAATACCTATAAAAGATATAAGTCTTTTACTAGGACCAGAATACCAAAAGGACGAGGAGATGCTCAATCTCAATATACATGTTTAACTCAAAAATTTACTAAAATGAAAAAGTTAGTGTTTATGCTGATGGCACTCATTTTACCAGTGTCATTGTTTGCTGCAGAAGTAGAACCTTCAACTGGTTCAGAGTTCGTAATCAATCTGGGTACCTTTACGGGTATAGTAACTTTGGTATCATCTTTGGTTACTCAGATACTAAAGGTAATCCCAGCTATCAAAGACAACAAACTTGCTAAGATTGGTATATCTGCCTTAGTAGGTATTCTTGTATGTCTTATAGCTTGGGGATTACAACTTACACCATTATTGGAAAACTATCCTTTCTACCAGGTATTAATTTATGGATTAGCTGCTGGTTTATCAGGATGTGGTTTCTATGATGTGATTAAGGCTATCGGAGGTTTATTTAAGAATAAAGAGGATTAATTTTCTAATAATACCAGTAAGGTAACGATACTTACTGGTATTAATTAAATTAATGTATAACCTATAAAACACAAGGATATGTCAAAATCACCAAGCGTTGTTTTTAAATTCGAGAACAACAATGTTCAACAGACTACTCCTCTTTTAGGAGTATCATGTTTCTTGGCTAGAACTGAAAAAGGTCCCTATGATGATCCTTCAGAATTAATCACTTCTTTCTCTCAATTCCAAAGAATATTTGGTAAAGAGATTGTACCTGATGGTTCTGTATCTAACATAGAGAAAGCTTTAGTAGGAGGTTCTAAGCTAAGAATTATTCGTGTATTGGGAGCAGGTGCTAAAAAGGGTACCATTACTAAAGCAGAAGACTCTAGAGTATTAGAAGAAGATGAGATTGAATTAGCTTCTGCTATACCTGGAGAAGTTCAAGCTTCTGAAGTAATGAAATTTACTTCTGGAGGTACTAATGTAAGCTTTGGTTTGGTAACTAAAGGGTATGGTGATCCTATTGGTTCTGGAGAAACCTTTAAAGTAGGTTTTTCTAAATCAGTGAATACCATCTTCTATAACATATACGATGCCAATGGTTCCATCCTGGAATCAGGTCCGGTAATTACTTATAAAACTAAGGATGCTCAGAATAAAACTTCTGTAGATTACCTGGCTTTAAGCAACTTTGCTAGTAATTCTGTATACTTGGAACCTAAGATGGTAACCACTACCGATAAGATTAAGTCTTTCGAAAACCTGGTAGCTTGGCTTCAGACTTCAATTGATCAAACTGAGAATCCACTAACTATCCAAGTTGGAGGTAAAGAAGCCACTAGTACTGAGACTATGTTCAATGGTACACTGGGTACTGCTGGTGCTGACCCTACTGCAGATGAATGGATTGCTTCTTTGGATTTGGTAAAGGATTATACAGATGTTTATCAGTTAGCTTGTTCTCATATTCATCAACATCTGAAAACAGATCAAGATGTTTTAAAAGTACATAAGGCTGCTAAAGATATGTGTGCTGAATTGCAAGAATATACCTATTACATCGAAGTACCTAAATATACTACCCATTATTCTGAGGGAACTCAGCCTAGAAATAAGCAGAGCATTATCACTTGGATTAATAACTGTTTGGGTAGTATCGGTAATTCTAAGTATGCGGCCTATTTTGCAGGTGGTATCAAGTACTACAATGAATTCGGGTTACTTACTAATTCAGATGTATTGGGTACCATCTTCGGTTTGGGTGATACTTCTGCTTCTAACTATGGACCTTGGAAGTCATTTGCCGGTATGAATCGTGGAGTAATCTATGATGGTCAGGGCCCAGTAAGTCCTAACTATGGTAGTGATTCTCGTTATAATGAACTAAACGAATTGGCTCAGATGTATGCCAACATGATTGTAATCAAAGATACTCCGTCTTCTGGTAAACAAACCATGTTATGGCATTGCTTCTCTTCTCAAGTAAAACAAGATTCAGAAAGATTCCTTTCAATCGTAAGATTGAATCTGTACTTGAAGAAGACTCTTCGTCCTATATTGAATAAGTATTTGGAAGAGCCCAATATCTGGGGTACTTGGAAGAATATCTATCTTGAGGTAAAACCAATCCTGGATAATCTGGTAGATGAAAATGCTATGTCAGAGTACACATGGATGGGCGACCAGGATGCTGGTTCTTATTCAGAACTCTCTGTAAATAATGAAGCTGATGTCCGTCAGGGTAAGTATAAAGTAATCCTGAAGTACAAAGATATTGTTCCTATGCAAGAAATTACAATTAACATTGTAATCGATGCAGCTTCTAATTCAGTTAACATTTCAGAAAACGAATAACATTAAAATCATAAAATATGGGAGCAAAAGTAAAGAATCCTAGAAAGAAATTCCTATGGAGCATCTCTTTCCCAAAACACCCCATCAATACATACCTATTCCAGACTTGCCAACTTCCGGATATAGAGATTGACCAGGTTGCTCATGGAGATGTAAACAGAGATGTAAAAACTGCTGGTAGAGTTACCGTAGGTAATCTGGTAGTAGAAAAACTCTTAACTACTGCTGGTTCTGATACCTGGCTTCAAGATTGGCTATACTCTTGCCAAGATATGATAGCTGGAGGCGGATTAGTTCCTAGTGAATATTGGGAAACTGCTATTGTAAATGAACTTGCAGAAGATGGAGTATCCGTCCTAAATACTTGGCTGCTTGAAGAAGTTTGGCCTTGTAAAGTAACTGGCCTTGATTTAGATCGTATGGCTTCAGAAAACACCATAGAAAATATCGAATTTTCTGTTGGTACTTGCGATAAGTATTAACTCTCTTAGTCATTTTCTTACTAGAGTTTTAGGTGGAGGGGTGGGATTCCTAGATAAGGAGTTTCACCCCTTTCTTGTTGATACTTACAGCTACTATGAAATTATGAACTTTTAAAAATTAGATAAAATGGATATGACACTAAGAACCTTAGTATTCACTGCTCCTTCTGGTAGACTTTTCGAAATCAGAGAGCAGAATGGTGAAGATGAAGAAATTATCACCAACCCGGTAGATTCAAAGAATCTTATGAATCTTACCAAGTATATTTCAGCAATAGTAGTTAAAACAAATGCTACTAAGTCAGGTAAATTAACCATAGAAGATGCTCTTAAGTTACCCTTGCTGGATAGATACTGTATCCTATTTAATTCTCGAATCTTCTCTTTGGGAGAGGAAGTAGAATTTACTTATAAATGGGATAACAAGGATTCTGTAACTTACTCTCAGGACTTGAGAGAATTTCTTTTCGATTATGCAGTACTTCCTACAGAACAAGAAATGGAAGAAAAACCCAATGCCATTCCTTACTACCCGGGAAGAAAAGGAGAAGATGGATTTACTCTTATGCAATATACAGAGGAATTGAACTCGGGTAAGGTAATCCAATTCGAATTGATGGATGGAGAAAAAGAGTCTCAGATGGTTCAGCTTTCACCAAGTAAACTTACTCGACACTCTACTCTTCTTCTTCGTAACCTTAAGTTAAAGGTGGATGATAAATTTGAGAAAGTAGAAAACTTCTCTCTATTCTCATCAAGGGATATGGCAGAAATTCATCGGTTGGTAAATACAGTAGACCCAATCTTCCATGGATATACTCAAATCGAAAACCCAGAAACTGGGAACATGATGGATTACCCAATTATGGCTGCTCCTGATTTTTTCTACTTGACGGGAGATATAATTTAGAGGAAGATTACATATACATTACTCGGGCTGAGATAGTCTTAGACTATCTCACCTTTTTGTGTCTACCCGTTCGTAAAAGAAAGAAATTCCTACTCATAGCTGAGAATTATTATAAACAAATGAAGAAGAAAATGTCAACATGATAGGAGATACAAAAAGTTTAGTAGAAGTCGGGGTATCAATGGTACTCCGAGATAAGTTTAGCTCTGAAACCGGTAAAATTTCACAATCATTCAACAATATGATGAATGATATGAATGACTGGAACAGGGCTATTCAGATGAGTGCAGGTAATGCTGTACAAAACAGTATGAAATTCCTTGGAGGCATGGCAGAAGCTTATCAGTATTCTGCTAAGGTCCAAGATACTATATTCATGGCCTCAAAGATTGCAGGAGCTACAGCTGAGCAACAAACAGAATTGATCCAGTTAGCCCAATCAGTCAATGCTGTTACTCCCTTGACTGCTGCCGATGTCGCTTCTGGTCAAAGGTACTTAGCAATGGCAGGTAATACAGTAGAACAGATAAAGGATATGACTGGGCCTGCTGCTAAGTTAGCATCTATCCTTGGTCAACCATTTGGAGGTAAAGGAGGTGTAGCTGACTTGATGACTAATATCATGTCAATGTATGTTATACCTTCTCAACAAGCTACTAAGGTTACCGATGATTTATATACTGCTGTAACTAATGCTAATATGTCTCTTACCGATTTGGCTCAAGCTATTACTTATGCTGGAGCTGATATGGCTAATGCAGGCTATGACTTAAGACAGACTGCTGCAGCTATCGGTGTATTGGGAGATATGGGTATTCAGGGTTCATCAGCCGGTACTGCATTAGCAAATATGATTCGTTATTTGCAACTTTCTTTAGCCGACCAGAAAAAGAAAGGGTTTAGTGCATTAACTAGTTTAGGTTTAAGTCCACAAGATTTCTTTGATGCTGAAGGTAATCTTATTCGATTAGATAAGGTATATCGTAAGTTTGGAGAAGCTCTTATGAATAAACCCCTTCTGGAAAGAACTAAAGCTTTCTATAATATCTTCGGAGTTCGAGGTACTCGTGATATCTCTAATCAGATTCGAAATATGATGTCGGGTTCTGATAAGATGAATAAGATCTTAGAACAATATGATAAGAACTCCGGCATAGTAGAACAGGTTACTGAGGAAAGATTGAAGACTCCACAGGGTATCATTGAAGCTTTCAAATCTAACTTTGAAAACTTAGTAGTAAATATAGGGTCAACTTTAGCCGACGTCTTTAACCCTATATTAACTGTATTTACCAAGATATCTCAATGGGTACAAGGAATAGCTGGTACTATAGGAGGTCAGATAGTAGTTAAAGCATTAGCTTGGGGTTCAATTACGGCTTTAGTAGTAAATGGCTATAGGTACCTAGCTGCTACTGGCAGAATGCTTTCTACTTATATGCAACAAACTAATACTCAATCTCAGGCTACAGCAAGTGGAGTTAGTAAGTCTGCAGCTGCAGCTGCAGTATTAGAAACCCGATTAATACATATCACTCAGATTATGAGGGAACAATATTACCTTCAAAAGGCAATGGCATTTGGTTGGACTGCTGGGCCTAGAGGAGGTTGGTATGGGCCTGATGGTAAACGTATTAGGAAGTTTGGAATACCCGGGCCAACATTAGGAGGTCTTGGAGGAGGTACTACTAAACCGCCTACTCCTACTGCCGGACCTGCAGTAGCTAGGTTAGGTATGAAAGGTTTATTCGGTAGATTGGCTGGATTCTTGGGAGGTCCTTGGGGAATGGCCATTGGTATAGCATTACCTCTTGTAGCAGATTATTTACCTAGGCTAATAGACTCACTGAATAAGAATACTGATTCTAATCTATCAAAAGAAACCATAACTAGCGATGAATATTTAACTGAGAAAATGGCAAGAGCTATCAGGGCAGCTCTACTGAATGATAAACCCAATGGTACTGTTAACATTACTATTGATGGAGCTCCTGTTGGTTCTGTAGCTCCAGGTGAAACTTTAGGAGTTAATTATGCTACTCAAATTGGATTAATACCTTAAATTATGGCAAGAATATTAGGAAAACTAGCAGGTAAGGTTGTTAAGAAATATAATAATCTTACCCAAGATACTGCTGGAGTACTTACCGGTCCCATAAATAAACTCTGGAGAGCTAAGATACACCTTAACCGATTAACTTCAGGTTTACCTAAGGATACTGCTCCTCGAGGTAAACTGTTTAATCCTAATGGGGCTTTGGGAGAAAGGGAAAGATCTTCCAAGAATCCATTACTCAACAGTTCTCTTCAAAGTATTAGGAGATTACAACTTCAGCATGGAAATCTTAAGATTGACAGAGATGATCCTGCTCAAGGTAGGACTGTAGTAGAAAACAATAAACTTTATGGAGTAAGCCAAGATATAAGAAAACTGAATCAGGTAATCATATATAATACTAATGTTAGCCCATACCAATATATTGTTTTACAGAATAGACCTCTGAGCTTTGATTTTAGAGGAGAAACAACTTGGGCTACCATTAAGTCTATGGGTAGAAATACTCCTATGTATCATTATACGGGTTCAGAAGATATTGTACAATTCAATGTATCTTGGTACTGTGATGATCCGGATAATCCTGCTGAAGTATTAACTAAATGTAGGTTATTAGAATCCTGGAGTAAATCCAATGCTTATCAAGCAGCTCCTCCAATCCTACAGATTCAGTGGGGAAATTCTGATACTTTTGAAGGTCATTATTATATACTTACTTCTGCTACATATTCTCTTTCTAATTTTAGAAATGCTTCTAGACAACGTATGAAAGGCTCAGTAGATATAAGAGAAGACTTAAACCTGTATCCTGCTACTGCTACTCAAGAATTAATATTCAAACGAGTAAGCTCATATAGTTTATCTTATGAGGATATTGTTAAAAGTAAAGCTGCAGAAAAGACTGTGGGTATTTTTACAACCGATAAAATCAAGTAACCATGGATATAACTTCTTATTTAGTTGGAGCAAGTCCATACGATAATGGATTTACTCTGAATTATGGAGATGGAGATTATTCTTTAGAATCCTACCCATTACTTATACCCTCTTCTCCCAATGACTTTCAGCATACCCTGAAAGAGGGTGAAACTCTACAGAATATCGCTTATAGGTATTATGGAGATTCTGGTAAATGGTATATTATTGCTGAGTATAATAACATAATAAATCCGTTCACTGAATTAAAAGGTGGAATGGTATTAATGATACCGGCTTATGGAAGTTAAAGCAAATAATCCCATATTATATAAAGGCACAGGTACTCCTTACCTAGCCATTTTTGATAATCAAGGTATACCAGTTATGAACCCTCTTACTGGTATACCTTTAGGAGCGTATATAAGTAGCTGGTCATATGTATATGATGAAGAAAAAGAAAACTTAGCTACAATAACTATTGATACTGGTAATCCAGATACTGTAGATGTAGAAGCTTTACAGGAAAATAGAGATATCTTTTTACAGTGGGGATATATTTTTAGTGATGGTACATTTGTATCAAGCCCAGCTATAAATATCAAAGTAAGAGATTTCGATTGTATCTTTGATTCTACAGGTACCCATATAACTATCAAATGTATTGATGGCACGAATCATCTTAGGTTTATGCCCCCTCATAAACCTACTGAGGATACCGATGATAGTATGGTTAAATTCTTGGATTCAGGATGCGGATTAAATGTTGGAGTAATAATAGAAAGGTTTGAGTAATGGCAAATATAATAAGTAATCAAGCTTATCAAGCTATACAGGTACCCACAGAAGTTACTCCTGAAGTACAGGGTACCATTCTGTATGCTAATCAATTTAGTGGCATAGGTCAAGTTGGTATGCCAGACGATTTAGCTGAAGTACTTAATTCTAACTTAGGTACAATAGGTAATAATGTTCTAGTTCAACTAGAAGCTAAAATGGCTGCCTATGGTAATGGGCCTTGGTATGTGGATAGTAGAGATGGGGTAATTTACATACATAACCGTAAGTTTCAACAACCTCCTCATCATACCTACATATTCCAAGCTGAAAACGGAGAAGTATTAAGAGTATCTTTTACTACTCAGAGGTCTACTAAGCAGAAGATGATGCAAGTGGGTAATACTATAAAACCTGAGGATAAGCAAATACAAATCCAGGTAAGTTACATCGATGACCAACAGAATGAGATTCTACATGACCCACTACAGTTAGATGCCCTATCTACAGTAGATGTGCAAAGCCCAGGATTATTTCATAGATCTCCCGAAGTTTTAAAACCCAATGTTGATAGTAAGGTAGAGAAATGGAAAGAAGATAGATTGAAATCCTTAGATGAAGAATTGGCTTCTAAAAAACAAGCTCAAAGACTAAAGACTGAATCTGCTAAGAAAGAATATGATGCTAAGGGTACTGGTTATTTAGATGCAGGTGGTGGATTAGAGTCTATGTCCGATACAGAATTAAGGGATGCTACTTCTCAAATGCTAGAGGAAGCTTATACTAAAGGAGAACTAACTAATATAAAATCTTCTATTGATGCACTAGTAGCGGGAGGAATGGACCTTACTTCTGCAATGAAACAAGTATACCAGGGTTTAAATTTTGTATTCAAAAATAAATACACTGAGGTATGGACTGAAGTTTGGGAAGACCCTCGTTCGTATTCTTCTGGAGAATTAAAGTCTTCTAGTCGTGTGAATAGTATGACTGAACTAAATGCCGAGAAAAGGAAAACTCAGGAGGGATTAGCTAAAATGCAAGAAGACCCAAATATCATTGTCTATCCCTTAACTCTTCATGAAGAATCCTATTATCCTCAAACTTATAATCCAGTCCAAGCTGGTAGAGGTCCTGGAGATAATCATGGGTACTATCGAAGCCGAGTAAAGGTATTCAAAAAGGTAAAACAGCTTTTGAAAGTACCTGCTTGGAAAACCCTTACTAACTTATATGATAGAACTGGAGGAGTAGGTAATAGAGAAAGAGCAATGAGGATAAATGCTAATGGAGGTTTAAAGATAACCGAGAAAAAACTAATCTGTCAAATGCAAGTAGTAGGAAGACCTTCATTAAAAACCTCAATGGTACTTCAGCTTTTGAACGTTGGTAAAAGGTGGTCAGGATATTGGTATATAAAGAAATGTACTCATAGAATGGATGCTGGTACAGGATATATTACTGATTTAGAATTAGTTAGGAATAATGGAACAGCTGGCTTTCAAGTTGCTGCTGGTAATATTAATACCCAAGATGTGGTATCTAATAATGCCAGAAGTCAAGGAACTACTGATGTAGGTAAAAATAAAGCTGGAGATGCTCATTCTTCTGATTTTACCATAAATGCTACTAAGGCAGAATATGAAGCCTTCAAAGCCTTGGATGGTAATACCGAAGAACAAAGAAAGTTTGTTCAAGATATGGTTATCTATAGGGAACAGAATGCTAATACTCCTACCAAAGGTAATGATGGCATCATAGAAGTAGAAAGAACTGTATACCAATCTACAGGTAAAGATGGAGAAGACGTAGTTACCATTACTAATGTTAAACGTAAAAAGGTAGAAGCTACCAAAGATGTATATCGAAAGTATAATTTCAATATAGATTACATTATTAAACAGATGAACCAAGACTTTTCTAAAACCGAATGATATGGCTTATGAATCAGCAAAAACAATAACTGAACAAGGATTAGAATCCTTGGGAAGATACTATTCAGTGTACAGGGCCATGGTAGTTAATAACACAGACCCCGATCATATGAATCGTATAAAAGTGGCTATACCTGAAGTAATGGGAGGAATAGTACTCTGGGCTTATTCAAAGGGTCAACATGGATCTACTGGGTCTGGTTTTAAAATGATGGCTCCTAAGAATGGTGATATAGTATATATTACCTTTGAATATGGAGATCCTAGTAAACCTCTATGGGAATATCATGGTTGGGCTCAAAACCAAATACCCGATATCCTGGATGATCCTGATACTATGGGTATAGTTACACCTAATGGGAATAGAATCTGGTTAAATGATAAAGATGGATCACTCAAGATGTACTTATATGGGTCTGCTACTATTTACGCCGAAGGCCCAGTAAGTATAAATTCTAAAGCTCAAGCCTATGTGAATGCCTCAAAGGTTATAGTGAACCAAGGTAATAATGATGGTATAATCAATATCAATGAATTAACCCAGAAACTAAACCAATTAGTTTCAGAGATAGAATCATTAAAAGCTCAATATAATTCTCATACCCACTCTGGTATTCAATCGGGACCTGCAGTTAGTGGACCTGTTATTACTCCAGTCACGAAACCATTTTCTACTTTTAATAAAACAGATTATGAGGATTCTAAATTTGTACACTAATGGCAAATAACTTATACACTAATATTATCGGTATTGGTCCTTTGTTTCCAATACGGATTACTGAGAATGAAAAGGGAGAGAAAGGTTGGTATCCAGTAAATGGAGATATTGAACTTGTTCATAATAACCTATCTGCTCTCCTTTGGTATGATATAGGTCAAAGATTCAGGCAAGAAGATTTTGGTACTAGGCTATGGGAATGTATAGAAGAACCTAATACTCAGGCTTTAGCTTTCTTGGTAAAGGATTTCTTAAAGAAAGCCATCTCTACCTATGAAACTAGGATTACTTTTAAAAGCCTGAATATGAGGTTAGAGGGTACCAAACTTTTCATTGAGATGGGTTATGTAATTAATCAAACTGGTAGCCAACAGGTATTGGGTATTAGTTATGATAGGTCTGAAAATATTTTAAAACCTTACTAATATGATAACGAATAAATGGCTAAACCCTTATCAGAGATCCTTTCAACAGATTAAAGCTAAGCTGATCGAATCTCTTACTACTATCAAGGATAAGAATGGTCAGACTCTTATCACGGATTATTCCGAGGGTAATATTCTGATAATTATCCTGTCTTTGTTTGCAGCTATTGCTGAAGTACTTCATTATTACATTGATAACGTGGGTAGGGAATCTTTCTTATCCACGGCTCGGCGTTATGATAGTGTAGTAAAGCATGGCTTATTGGTGGACTATCATCCGAGAGGAGCAGTAGCTGCTTCAGTAGATGTAATCCTAACTCGTGATCTTACAGGTAGTAATATTGCTTCTAGGTTAACTATCCCAAAAGAAACTCTCTTTACAGATGTTAATGGTAACTCCTGGCTTTCTGCTAGAGACGTAACTTGGTATGCTAATGTTACTACTTGTAAAATACCTCTGATTCAACATGAGAAATATAATCAGTCTGGGTTGTCAGGATTAGTAATACCTTCCGAAGGTAGACCCGAAATCACAATAGGTAAATTACCCGATGGTAAATACTATGAGCATGGTACAATGCAATTATCTATTGATGGAACTACTTGGACTTTAGTAGATACCTTTGCTTATTCTAAACCTTCAGATAAACATTTTATGGTAACTGTCAATGCTAGCCAAGTTGCCGTAATAGTATTTGGAGATGGTACCTTTGGTTCTATACCTTCTGCAGGTCAAAAGATAACATCGGCAAGTTTCTATATCACTACTGGTATTCAAGGCAATGTACCAGCAGGTTCTATTGTACAAACTCCTGCTATAGTAAAAGCTTCTATATCCGAGGCTACTACTAGTAATCAATATGCTGCAGGAGGAGGTTCTAGTTATGAGAACTTTGGTATGTTAAAAGAACATATACCCTTGAGTGTTAAAACTCTTGGAGTAGCTGTAAGCAAACAGGACTTCGTAGATTTAGCTATGCTAATAGATGGAGTAAATAAAGCTGCCGTAGATTATGAATGTGGAAGAAAGCTTACAGTATATATCAGTGCTGATAATGGTGGAGTAGCTGATTCTGCTATGATAAACAAGGTTTATACCCAACTATCACAGAGAGCCCCCTTAACTACTTGGCTTCAAGTTAAATCTGCAGGATTAGTAGATATAACATTAGAGATAGAAGTAACCGGTAAGAAATCTTATAAGACCAACGAAATCCAAGCTCAAGTTCTGAATGCCTTATACAATGCTTATTCTATTGAGAACTCCGAGATTGGGGGCAAAGTAAGAATCTCAGATATTTATGCTTTGATTGATAACCTATCTACGGTAGATTACTTACATATCAAGAAGTTCTATATTAAACCTTGGCCTGTTACCATATATGGTAACAAGGAATTACTTCTTGGTCAGTTTAAATTAGAGAAAGCTAATGGGTCCATGACCTATTTTATAAACTTTACTGGAAGCAATTCATACACTGTAAAAGCTTCAAGTGGAGGATTCCAAACTACTGGCTCTGTAGGTAGTACTATAAACATCACTGATAAAAATAATGGTATCACTTTCTCTTTGGACATACAAGCAAATGGCTATCAACAGGGATATCGTTATTCTATTACTATCTCAGAACCTAATATGGATTATGAAGATCCTGGATATAACTTACCTGTATTCCAGAAATCTTCTCAATTAACTTTAACTGTTCACGAAACTGTTTAATATGATAGACCTTAAGAAACTTATAGATTTTCTACCTTTTGAATATAAAGACCAAGACACTTATAAGGTAGATGGAAAGGGTATCTTAGAAAGGTTCCTAGAAATTTGTGGAAGTTATTTTCAAGATAATATATCCGCAGATATTGAGAGTTTACTAGGAATAACTGACTTTGATACCTGCCCAGAAATTTATTTGAATTACCTTTGGGAAAGCTTTGGGCAATTACCTTTTGCAAGGTGGAATAATATTGATGAAGGGGCTTTTAAAACTTATTATAATGGTCTGTTAAGTGAAGCTGAATTAAATAGCCTTAAGTCTAAATGGATTTTACCTAAGAAAGGGGCTTTAGCTTTAACTACTAAACAGATAAGAGATTTACTCAAGTATTCTATATCTCTGATAAAGATACGAGGTACTTCTCAGTTCTTTGAAATATTATTCCGAATGTATGGGTTAAACTGTACCATTGATGACCCCGCTAAATCAGGATATGATGGTTGGTTAAAAACACATCCTTACTTTGACCAAGATCAGTATTATGATAAATCTAACTTTGATAACATTTACGGTTGTAGTCAATGTATCAATGTAACCTTCCATATAACTGGACATGGCTATTCAAATAACTCGGGAGAATTTATAGAGTTCAGAAAAGCTATAGAAAATATAATCGATAGATTTAAGCCTTATCATGTAGGAGCTACTATTGATTATGGTTTTAATATAAATGATAATTATCTGATAACAGCCGATTTTGTAGACCCAAATATAAACACTATTCAGCCTGGGTATATAACCTCTGTACCTATTAAGGTTACAGTCTCTAGTAATTATCAAAATGCCGACTTAAGGTATCAGGTATCTGGAGATGGTAATACTTGGGGTTACAAGAAATATGAAAATGGCACTATTTTTAATGCCACTATAGGTAATCAGACTTATTATTTTAGAAGTGTGGGAGACCCGACTAAAGTTACCCAAGTTCATGTAAAATTAAAGGAAGTAGTCAAATCCTATAATATATCGGTTAATCCAACTACACTGCATATTACACCAACTAATAAGGAGGTATCGGCTACAGTTACAGCTACTCTTTATCAAGAAGGTAAACAGACTCCAGTTAATATACAATTGGTTGGGGAAACTGAAGTTAAGCCTTCTGGTTCAACTTATAAATTTAAAGAGCCAGGTACTTATGAATTCCAGATTGTAGAATACCCAGTAAAAAGAGTTTCACTGGTTGTTACTAGAGAACCTAATAAATACAAGGTTAAATGTACTCCAGAAGAATTCAAGCTATCAAGTAATGTAACTAGTTTAGCTAAAACCATACTAACTATAGAAGATGATTATGATGAGGAAGGTTTGGAATGTTACTTGATTGGTAAAGATGATACTAGGTATAAATCTGGGGATACTTTCCAAACATTTGGTACTGGAGTTTATAAGTTTGCTTGTACTAAGGATAATTTAGAGAACTTTGATGGTATAGGAATATTTACCGTATATACTAGTATCTCTAAATTCACTTATCATTTATCTAAAGAATATCAAACTTTATCTTTAGAGATGGGAAGTGGATCTGTAAATCAAGAACTTTACTTATCAGTAACTCCCTCTGATGATCCCGATAATCTTATAGATTATGGAGTTAGTATTTATTGTGATAATACTAAGTTAACCGATATTACCTTGAATAAATCTGGTAATGGTAAAGCTAGTGCTACTTATTCATGCAATAAACCGGGAAGTTATAAAGCTGTATGTAAGGGAGATCCTTCAGTTTATACTACTTGGTCAGTATATAGTTATACCAAACCAGAAGATCCCTATATTTATATCGAAGCAGTAAATCCTTCAGATCCTAATTGGATATCTCCAAAGGATTGGGCTAATACTCCAAATAACCAGAAGGTAAATGTATCATATCAACTTGCTGAAGGTAAGTCGGTTACTATCCGAGTAATGCCTTTCGAAATAGAGGAATATGATTCAGTATTACTTATGGAAACCGGAGCAGAGTATAAATTCGAAGAAGTTATTACTTTAGATAAAGCGGGTACCTATACCTTTGTTGGTAAGGGTAATAAAGACAAGAAGGCTACATTAGTAATCAAAGACTATAATCTTGAAGTTAAGATAAGTTGTAGTCCTGAAAGAGCTACTCTAAGTGGGCAAGGAGAAGGAGAAGTATATACCACTGTGGTATGTTCTTCTAATCATAAGGATTTTATAACTGATGTAAGATTAGTGGGTCAAGCCGATTCACATCCAGTACCTTATGAATTTAGAACTTCTAATCCTGGTACTTATATATTTGAAGCTGTTAACAAAACCGATGTAAGGTGTACATTCGAAGTTACTTTAGCTTTTGATGTACAACCAAACGAATTAGTTTGGAACTCTAATGATATTAGTAGTAAAACTTTTGAAATAGACATACCAGAAAATACAGCATGGAGAATAACCCCGAAACCTCAGGAATAAATCAATATTACGACATGTATACTGAAACATCCACTACATCTATAGTATCTAAAGGATTTACGGTAGCTTTTGCTACAGAGTGTCTTCAATTGTTATATGACCTTCGATGGATGATCCTATTAGCATTCATATTGATAATTGCCGACTTCTGGTTTGGAATGAATGCTAGTAAGTTAAAGGGCATACCCATTAGAAAATCCAGAGCTGGAAGAAGAACTTTTAATAAGATAATAGATTATATATGTTACTTATTAATGGGAGCAGTTCTTGGTAAGGCTATTGGAGAACCCTATGGGTTAGATCCCCTAGTAGTATCTATAACCGTATTGGTAGTATGTTATGGATTCGAAGTGGATTCTATTTATGGTCATATATGTACATTACACGGAGTAGAAAAGAGATACAGTATCTGGAAGATACTTTGGTCTATAGTAACCTTGAAGTTCAATAACTTATCTGAAGCTTTCAAGGATATGTCAGAACAATCTAGGAATTATAAACAATCTAAAAACAATAGTAACAATGAAAACGTACTTTAAATATGAGGGTTTGATTAAATCTAAGGAGGCAGCAGAAGCAATTGCTGCCCCTGTTGCTCTTGGCCCATTCTGTGGATTCGGCTCAGTTAAGGTATCTGGTAATAAGCTATCAGTTCAAGCTAAAGCAGAAAATGGTAAGGTATTCAAGAATGATGTAGCAGATAGAATTACTGCTAGATATATGGTAAAGAATTCTGAAGATGGAGAATCACCTCAGATAAACTTCGGATGTATTTCTAGGGATGGTTATATATTCATCTCTGATGATGAAGAGATAGTAGTAGATAATATCCAAGGTGCTCAAGGGGCTAATTCAGATATCTTCTTATTCGCAGTTCATCAAGAAGTATCAGAACCAATTGAAAACCCTATTACTTTCGTAGCATATTGGTCTTCATCTTATGAAAGCTTATATACTCTGTATAAACAATCACAGAATCCTTACTATCCCTTAGCAGAAGACAAAATCTCTTGGGATATAGTAAAGAATAATCCTGCTTCACATGAGAAATTAAATTATACCTATCTTAATTCTCAGGTAGAAGGTGCTTGTGAACCCTACAGAAATAGTAAGAATACCATGGTACTGATTGGAGTATATGGTTCTGGTACTGATGCTAATACGAAGGAGTCAGAAAACTATGCAATCATCCCTTATGGAGGTTGTTTCCCTCAACCACTACCCTTTAACTCAGCCTACAATGGGATCATGACCCATTCTATTCAAAGAGTAGAACATGTACTGGAAGGATTCGGAGGTAAAGATGACCAGACTAATGGTATAACTAATCTACAAGAATATCTTACTAATCTGAAGAATGAGCTTATAGAAATGATTAAAAACTCGGCTTCTTCAGTTCCCACTGGATTAATCGCTATGTTTTCAGGTACTACTCCTCCAGATGGTTGGGCATTCTGTGATGGTATGTCTGGTAGACCTAATCTATTGGGTAGATTTGTAGTAGGGTATGATCCAAGTAATCAGGATTATAATACCATTGGTAACATGGGAGGAGAAGCCCTAGTAACTCTTACTTTAGATCAAATACCACCACATAGTCATAAGATTACATTTAAAGATGAGAAATGGGGAGATAATGCAAGCAACCGACCATTCCCTAATCATACTGGGCCTGACTCAGGTTATACAGCAGATACTCAAGTAACCGGAGGAGGTAGTCCTCATGAGAATAGACCTCCTTATTTCGTACTAGCTTATATCATTAAACTATAAACCTATATAAACTTTTAAAATTATTAGGGCTTTATTTTATAGAACAGCTAATCGCTTTCGTCCAACACACAAGTGGAATTCTTATTGGGAAATAAGTTACACTGGAAAGGGAACCTCATGCACTGGGTTCCCTTTTTTTTATGTTAGTAATGTAAGTCTTCTTTAGCTTTCTCTTCCCAATATCTTATATCTTCTTTAAGTTCTGAGATATATCTTACCGAAGATTTAGTTCTAGGCATATCAAAAAACTCTACTAATAAAATGTTAGTGATACGAGAACCATCCTTGATTCTCTCTTTAATATAGGGAGGAGGACTAAGCAATATCTCGAAGATCAAATAAGCATCGGGAGATAGGTTCTTCTTCATATATTTATATAACATATCAAGCATTTCTCCTTTAGCTTTCTCTTCTTCTGTATCATCTTCTAGTTCTTTATCATTATCGAATAAATCTTCTAATTGGTAAAGATTCTGATGATATTCTGCTCCCTCTCCATAAGCAGTTCTTAATAAATGATTCTTAAAGGTACTGAGAGAAGCTAGTATCCTTGCTTTTAAATGTTCTTCTTCACAAGTACCGTAATATTTATTAAAGACAAATAACATCTTATCCCAGAAATAAGAACTTATGATATCTGGTGTAACATTAAACCTCCTATTATCAATTTGCTTAGTAAGACGTCTGATAACTGGTTTACAGATTTTATACATCCTATCAAAAGTTTCCTTATCATAATTTTCTTGCATAGGCTTCAACCTATGTATCTCTGATCCGTTGTTGCCATTTTCCTTTATCTTCATAAGTCTATGTTTTAAAATGATATGCAAATATAAGTATAATAAATCAAATATAAAATAATATATTAATAAAGTTCACCTAGAAGCTGAGGATTAGTGAGTACTAGGATGAGAGTCTATATGTACAACTCTAACCGAGACTATAGAAATCTATATGATTATACTTAATTATATTGCAATATGAAAAAAGATAATACCAAGTTTGAATTTGACACCAGCTTTCAATTAGAAATCCTAAGGTATCTCTTAAAGGATAAAGAGGGAGGCTTAATAATCAAAAAGATTAAACCGAGTTACCTAGTTCTGATTGAGCATTCTTTAATTGCCGAGGGCATATTTAAGTTCTTCAAAAAGAAAAACAAGATGCCTTCTAAGAATATCCTTAAAGAAGTTATAAAAGAATTGCTTGAATCTAAAAATTACGTTGACCTGGTTACTAAGGATGATATACCCAATATCCATAAAATAATCGATGACCTATATTCAAATCCCTTGAATGATTCCGAATACATTCGAGAAAAGATATATCAATTCTCTACCTATGTAGAGATGAAGAACTTGAATGATTCTTTTGATTTGGATAACTTCGAACAATACGAAACCTATTCAAGGAAAATAGAAAAGATACTTCAAAACTCAAAACCTAAGAAAGATGATGAACCTATCTTTATGATAAGGGATATTACAGAAAGACAATTCAAACGTCAAGCAGAACCATCTGTAATACCTTGTCCATTTAGACAACTTAATGATATTACCAATGCTGGAGGTTACCCAGAACATTCGGTAAATGTTATTCTCGATAAACCTAAAGCTAAGAAAACTTTCTTCATGGTAAACTTGGCAAGAGGTTATTTAAGAATGAAGAAATCGGTTTTATATGTAGATACAGAAAATGGTAAAGAACAAATCATGGACCGATTTATTCAATCCTCTATCAATAAAACTAAGAAGGAATTATACTCTGGTGAATATGATAAACTCGAAGCTAAACATCTTCGTAAACTTGCAAGATTTGGAGTTGAACTAGTAGTTGAAAGAGTTCCTGCCATGATTACGGATTGTAATTATATAAGGGAACTTATAATCAAGTTAAGAAACCAGGGTATTAATATTAAAGTACTGATGGTGGATTATGCAGGAAAGCTTGCTTCAATTGCCAGAGATAAAGAGGATTTCGACCGTATATCAAATGTATATATTGATATTCAGAATCTAGCAGAAGAGATGGACTTAGACATCGTATGGACTGCTCACCATATTACCAGAGAGGGTAAGAAACATAGGACTACTAGATATGATGAGAATGATATTTCCGGTTCTATTGCAATTGTTCGTAATGCCCATACAATAGTTGGTCTTAACTCTACTGAACAAGAAGAAAAAGATGATATACTTCGTTGTGAATTAGTAGTACAAAGAGATGGTTTACCTAGTGGTAGAGCATTATTCAAATGCGATGTTGAAAGACAAAGATGTGTAGAGTTTACTAAAGAACAACGTAAACAGTACGATGAATTATACTCTGATACTCTAGATAAAATAATGAAAGGGCAAAAGGGAAATCCTGATGCTAACGAAGAAAAGTATAATAAGAAACAAGGCGATATATAAACCTAAAATATGAGATTATGATTAAGAGATTAGAAGGAATTCAAAAGGGACAGAAGGTTTACTTAGTACCTTCAGATTCAAGATGTACTCCACAGTATGCAGAAGTATATTCAGTGGGTCCCAAGTATATAAAACTTACTGGAGTTAATATAAGTTTAAGGGAGTTCTTCTCTGAAGATGGGAGATCTGCTAAATGGGGAGGATGGGAACTTTTCCTTTCAAAGGAATCCTATGAAGAACATAAAGAATTACTTTCACTCAGGTCACAGGTAGTTACTTTATTTGAGCAAATGGTACTGAAATGCGAAGACCTAGATAAATTACGTAGGCTAAAGAAAAGATATGCCGAATATGATGACCCATTACCCTTTTAACCATGAGTAAAATCACTAATGAATTTAAAACCAAGCTCTACAATTATTTTATTAAGAGCTTGGGCGCTTACAAATATAAACATGGTTGGATGAAATTACCCGTATGCCCCTTCTGTCATAGGGAACATAAGATGGGAATTAATCTTTCTATGTACCGTACTAATTGTTTTAGATGCAATTATCATATGAATCCTGCTCAACTAGTAATGGATGTTGAGGGATTTGATACTTATGCAGAACTTTTAAAATTTCTAGATAATGGAAACTTTACAGACAAAGCTTTCTCAGAAGAGAAGATTGAATTATCCGGTGCTAAGCCTGTCTATCTTCCAGATGGGTTTAAACTCATTAATCAAGGAACATCACAAGTTGCAAGAAGCATTAGAAGTTACATGTCGAGCCGTGGGTTCACTATCGAAGAATTATCAAAACATGGTATCGGATATGTTGCCACTGAGGGACCTTTTTTTGGGTACCTCATCATACCATATTATTATAAAGGCACGCTCAGGTATTACAATGCGAGAAATGTTATTGGACAGGGCCCAAGATACAATAATCCAAATAAAGATATTACAGGACTTGGAAAGGAATTTATTATCTTCAATCAAGATGCCCTCGACATGTATAGCTCGATATTTATCTGTGAAGGAGCAATCAATGCACTTACTATGGGAGACAGGGCTATTGCCACCATGGGTAAGGCAATCAGTGCTTACCAAGTTAACCAGCTTATCAAATCTCCAGTTGATAGATTTATATTACTCCTGGACCCTGATGCCATCAAATATTCCATCAACCTGGCTTTCAAATTGGTCGCTTATAAAAAGGTCAAGGTTATACAATTGCCTGAAAATAAAGATTGTAACGATCTAGGTCGTAAAGAAGTACTTAAGTTAATATATAATACTCGGTACCAATCTTATCAAGATTTATCGAAACTCAGAAACTCCTTGGATTGAGGATTTCATATTATAATATATAAACTTAAATTAAAAGATATGAAACAATTATTAGAAGCTATAAGAGCCAAATATTTATGCCTTCATGATTGGGAAGTGGTAAGTAAAACTGAATATACTGATTGTTGGAAAATCCTATTAAAATGTAAGAAGTGCGGTAAACTTAGAAAGAGAATAGTATGAGAGACCCCTCTATTCATATAACTAAGCATCAATTCGAAAAAATCCTATCTCAGTTAGAGGTATATAATTTTCCGATTGATGCTTTCTTTGTTATTGCTCGTAAGGAAGCAATAAATACTAGAGTTGTAGTTGTTACAAACAATAAGACAACTAAGAAAGTTTCTAACATTTTACTAGCATCTAAGGGAGATGCTGCTTTAGTTGCTGATATTATATATGCAACTCGTATAAAACTAAAGCATAGAGGAGTTAGAAAAATAAGAGAAACAGAACCAAGAAATTGGGCAGTATGTAAAAAGATAGCAGAGCTATGTAATCGATTCTGTGAAGATTTCCAATTAGATACCCGGGAAGGTTTTATCAAATACATCGAACTTGGTATCAAGAAAATGGATGGTAATTACAATAATCTTTTAAACAGGTTATCGGTTATGTCAGAAAAGATATCAGATTTATATTCTGCTACTTTGGAAATGGAAGAGGATTCTGGTAATGCTAAAGCTATACATGATTACTTTATAAAGAGAGTAGCTGATGTTACTGGCATATATGAATCATTCGTTAATCAGCCAGATAAATATATACACTTTGTAAGGTTAGATAAATTTCTATCAGAGAAAGGGTGGGACCCAATTCAATTCATAGATGCTCAATTTGAATCCCTTGCTTGGTGTAATGGTTTACCTGAACCAAGTCAGATGTATAATGACAAGGCTATAGAAAGGTATAATAAATACCTATTTAAACATAAGAATCATTCACAATCAGAGGAACCCAAAGTAGAGGGAAGCCTCTGGTCAAAAATTAATAAATTATGAAAGCTTTTAAAAATCGTTTGGAAGAGATGGCAGAAGCCACAGTAAATGCTTTGGATTATTCCGATAGCAAAGTAGAATACCCAGATATTTCTATGGTTCAGAAATGGCCTAAGGAAATAATCTTGCCCTTGTATGATTTATATAAAAATACTCGGTATTCAGAATTAGCTTCAATCCTTATGTATACTCAGCATCAGGCTAGGTTTGAAGAAATAGGAGAATTGATGCTTGGTATCGGATTAGTAGAGATGGTACATTATGATAAGCTGGGAGACTTCTTATTAAAAGCTTCTGATGTAATGGACACCGATATACCAGGAAATAATCAGTTAACTATACATCCCCTAATAGATCTTGGTACTTCAGCAGAATCTGCTTTAAGATTATCATTACAAGCAGAAAAAGAAACTCTAGAAGAATATTATAAAGTATTCGATTCTCTGAATAAAAAAGAAGAGTATATAAAGAGAAGTGATTATATTCCAGTTACCTATCTTATCCAGAAATTCATTGCTGATGAAGAATATCACATTTCTCTTTTAAAGAAAGCTCTGAAAGAATACGAGGATTCCGATGACGAGCCTAAGAAATGTAAATCAGTAACAGTAATCATATGAAAATCATAATTCGTAATTGTAACGTTGCAGAATTAGATATACCTCTAAAATATGCAACTAAGTTATATAACGAATTTGCTATCAGACACCCCAATGCCTTTTACCTCCGTACTAGGCAACGGGGTATGCAAAACTGGGATGGCAAAATAAAGTATATAACCAAGACTGGTCAATTTAAGATAGGCTTACTTCCTTCAGTATATAAAAGATGTATTGAACTTGGAATTAAGCCTATCATAGTAGATATGAGACAACCTTTACCTAAAGTCAGTAAAGTTGTAACTCAGATAGGTAAGTATAAATTAAGACCCGAACAAGAGAAAGCTGTTAAGGCAATCTTATCTAATAAACTAGGTGAAACACCTTTTCAGATTGGGGTATTAGATTATACAGTAAATGCAGGTAAATGCACCGGTAAGGGTACCCTAATACATACTGAGGATGGGTTATTACCTATAGAAAAAATCGTTTCTGAAACAGGTAAGATACGATATAAAGGTAAAGTCCTTACTAAAGAAGGTGTATTAGTAAAACCCAATGCAGGAGTTTATAATGAGATTAAGGTAGTAAAGATAACTACTTCTCAGGGTTATACTCTAATCTGTGGATATGAAAATCACAGATTATATACTTATTATGGAGATAATCTACAATGGGTATATGTCAAGGATTTAAAGAAAGGGGATTGTTTACCTATCTCCTTAGAATATACTCATTCTAAAAATACCATAGGTAAAAACCTTAGCTATACTTTGGGAGCTTTATCCGGAGATGGTCATATTCATCAAGTTTCTAAAAATCAAATAAACATATCTATATCAGGTCAAGATATAGAAGTAGCCGAAGTAGTTAAAGCTACTATGGATGAAATCTGTAAAACTCCTGTAGAAATAAAACCCCACAAAAGATTTAAAGGTTTTCATATATCTAAATCCGATACTAATTTTGCTAAACTACTTCAAGAGGAATATCCAGAATTAATTGGTACTGCCCATGAAAAGTACATACCCGATAAGATTCTTCAGGCTTCTTATGATGACTTAAGGAATTATATAGCAGGTTTATTTGATACAGATGGGCATAATTCATCATCTCATGGTAGAAGATCCTTATCTTTTACTACTGTAAATCTTGAAAATGCTCGTAGAGTACAACAAGCTTTATTATCTTTAGGAATAGCTTGTTGTCTTAAACCCAAGAAGACTTCATGTAATGGTAAAGAGAGTATAGCTTATAGAATAACTATTCATAGCGAATTTTATGATGAGTTTCTAGAAATAATACCCATGAGGATTGAAAGAAAATGTATTCCTAGCAATTCTCAACGGAATAACTACAGTAATAAACTACCTTTTAGTAATTTTGCTAAAGAACTTTATGATAAGCTTTCTTGGAAAGAAAAAGGTAAGTTTAGAAAAACCTATGGTAGAGTTATAAGTACACAGGTAAGTCATCATAATAGATTAACTTTAACTGCTTTTAATTGTTTAGTAGAATTCTTAGGCTCTAATAATGATAAAGCTACAGAATTACTAAATATTTCTAGTAATTGTTATTGGGATAAAATAGATAAGATAGAAATCTTAGATAAATACCCATGTTATGATATGGAGATACCTAAGTATCATAATTACCTATCTAATGGATTCATATCTCATAACACACTTATCATGTCTGCTTTATATTTATCCTATAAGAAGCAGTTAAAGACTTTGCTTATAACTAATGACTCCGATTGGTTAAATCAAGCTAGAGATGAATTTAAGCAATATCTACCGGGAGAAGATATTACCTTTGTTCAAGGTAAAGTTTTAAACTGGAGTAATTTTACTATTGGTATGGTTCAATCTATTTCTCGGAATATGAAATATTATCAGAATGAACTTGCTAAGATTGATATGGTATTAATCGATGAAGCTGACCAAGGAGGTAGTAAGCAATATCAGAATGTGATCACTAGGTTATTTAATACCCGAGTTAGAATCGGATTATCTGGTACCATTTATATGAGTAAGCTTGCCAAGGATAAAGTTAAGAATATGAATTTACGTTGTTTCTTTGGCGATGTAATAGCAGAGTTTAAACTTAAGGACTCGATTAAGAAAGGGTATTCAACAAAGACAATTGTAAAAACAGTAGAAGGTAAACCTTGGTTTGGTAATTGGGAATCAGATTGTATGTCCTATAATGAAATATATGATGATTCCATTACCCATAATAAGATTGCCTGGACCATGGCATTAGATAGGTTGAAATGGAACCTTAATCAAGGTAGATATCCTGCTCTCGTAGTATGTAAGCATATTGCACACTGTGAAAATCTATGCAAATTCTTTAAAAAGAAGCTAGATAATAAATATAATATTGCCTGTGTTCATGTTAATACTCATACTAAATTAAGACAACAGATAATGAAGGATTTTAGGGAAGGTAAAATAGATATCCTGGTATCAACTACAATTATTGCTCGAGGTAAAAACTTCCCTAAGCTCAGATATTTGTTGAATACTGCCAGTATGGATTCTCAAGAAAAATCAATTCAGTTCTTAGGACGATTGGTAAGAAAGGATGAATCCAAATCCAAAGTTTACCTAGATGATTTACATTATCCCGGGAATTATTTAAGTAGGCATGGGAATCATAGAAGAAAGTATTATCAAGATCAAGGACTTAAAGTTATCCGGTTAAGTAAGCTCTGGGATAAGTACCCTAGACATAAGCCTTTTCAAGGATAATAATTTCTGACTATGAGTATATACTTTTTCTCCGTAGGAGGAAAGGTATATTACATGTTACGTTAAGAGGCATTAACCATTAATAATCATAAACAATGAAGATTCTACAAAAAATCAAATCATTATTCAATTGTTCTGTAATACCTCCAGAACATATATTCAATGGCATAGGAATAGAATATATAACTCCTATCAAAAAATCCAGGAGTAAGCCTGATGAAGTTCGATATTATTTTATAATTCATTTTCAATCTGGGTTAGTAATCAAAGTTCAGATATATACTTCTGAAATAGAAGTAGAAGTACCACCCATTCTTCTGTCTATCAGGGAACTATTTATAAATGGTATAGGACATTCATATATTACTCTGTATCAAGATAAGATGATGGATGTTCAAATCATAAGATATTATCATAAAGAATTTTAAATTGGGAATTATGGCAAAGAAGAAACAAACTTTACCTGATATCAAGAATCAGGATCCTTTAGAACCTATTAATATTGCAGAACTGGGTTCTAATTCAGACCCCTGTTTTGGTATTGGTTATGACTTATCAACTAAAGAATGTAAACTATGCGGAGACTCAGAATTATGTGCATTCAAGATGTCACAGAATATGAATATCACAAGGAAAGAGCTAGAACAGAAGAATCAATACAAGGATTTGGATGTATTAGAAGACACGGTTGGAATCAAGAAATACATCCGAGGCTTGATTCGGAAAGGGAAAGAAAGAAAAGAAGTTATTACCAAAACCGTTGAGAAATTCGAAGTACCAAGAAAACGTATTAGAGAACTTTATAAAGAATGCAAAAAATAGAAATGATATGGGCTATGTTCAAGATATACCTTAACAACCCAAATTACTATGTGAAACAAGAGGATATACTTGCTAATGTATGTGGCAATGGAAGCAGAGATGTAAGGAGGATGATGAACTCTCTTGGTATTCACAAGGGAGATCCATCAACATTAACTTATGGTCAACTTTTAAAACAGTGTAATATAATATGAACAGATTAAGATTTATCAAAGTAAGAGACGTAAAATCTCCATCAAGAGGAAACGAAGGAGATGCAGGTTTAGATTTCTATATCCCTGAAGATTTAACTCTACAGGATTTAGTAAAAGCTAATCCACAGTTAATATTCCATTGTGAAATACCTGAACCTGGTAAAGTAACACTTGAATATAATTCAAATAACCAGGTACAAGTAATTTACATTTCCCCATTTACCAGAATACTTATCCCATCGGGTATCAAAGGTTTATTAGAACCAAGGTCTTCTATGCTGATGGCAGCAAACAAATCTGGTATATCAACTAAGAAAGGGCTTATCTATACTGCCGAGATAGTAGATTCTCCCTATACTGGAGAGATTCATATCGGTATATATAATACTTCTCATGAGTTTCAAATAATAGAAGCTGGAACCAAGTTAGTACAGTTTATTCATGTACCCATTTATCTTACAGAACCAGAAGAAGTAACTCATGAAGAATTCTACAATGATGCTCAGTATTGGGGAACAAGAGGTAACAATGGATTCGGATCAACCAATAATCATAATATATGGCAACTTTAGATGAACTAGCGAATAGAATATCGGTATTAGAGAATCGATACTCAACTTTAAACAGTGTAGTGAACGGGCATACTACTGAGATACATAATCTTGATACTAGATTAGATACTGCAGAATCTAAACTAAATAATCATGAGGAACGGATTAAAACTCTAGAAGTTAAAGTAGAAGATCACGAAAGGAGACTACAACTGATAGAGAATTCTCATATAAAGTATACAGTATCAAGAAAGGTAAAATATCCCAAGAAAGCAGATCAGGGATTCTATCTGTATCTTCCTGAAGATCTTACGATTGATATTCTCATGGAATACAATAACGGAGTAATCAAACAGAAATGGAACTGGTTGAATAGAATCTTCAATCCACAAGGATTCGGTAAAGTATCTTTCGACTTAGATAGAAACAGTGAGGGTCATATTAAAACTATCGTTCTTGGTCAGAACACAAGGTTATTAATACCAACTGGTATTCATATTGAAGAATTCACTCCAGTTAAGTCTGTACTGAAAGCTGCAAATGAAGAAACTAATTCTATCAACAGTGGTTTAGTATACGGTATAGAAGTACTTGGTCAAATTCCCGGAGATGAAGTAGTGGTAAGTGTATTCAACCCAACTTCTGAAATCATTGGAATCGAAGCTGGAAGCGTATTGGTTCAAGTATTACATTTATTCTCTTATCATACAGTACCAGAAAAAGAATAGTTACTATGGATATTTCTAATCTGAAAGAAAAAGCCCCTGAAATTAAACAGGGGCTTGAACTTGAGAATATGTATGAGATTGGCTATCGTCAATTAGACTGTTATAAACCCTTAGAAAGGTTACCAGAATATCCCATGGATATTAACAGTACTAAAAATCAATCTCTTATGAAAACCCTTATATCTCAAGTAGTAGAGGAGTTAATGGAGGGTTATGAATCTACTTCTAATATAAATGATATTCTAGAAAACAAGGGATGGAATACCAATTTATATACCGACATAGAAGAGATTCAGATAATCAACAATCTACAGAATGCTAATGAAGAACAAGCAGATGTAATAGGATTCTTCTTATCAGCTCTGATATATGCTAATATATTGCCAGAGGATATCTATAGTTGGGCAAACAAAGAACTGACTAAAGGGCAAAAGGCAGTAGAAAACTTAGAAGATGTAATGGCATTCGGCATTCATATGATTTTAGAAATAGATGCCATTAGTAGTATATTCAAAAATTTCAAGCTAATATCCGAAACAATTGAGGATAAAACTTCCGAGTATATAAAGGGATTCAAGGAAATGAGTCCAAATTTGCATACTGATGAGAAAAATATTTTGTTTCAGATAGTGTATGTTTTGAATCTTGCTAGAAATACTCTTAAGAATCGTACATGGAAACAGTCACCAGTAATAACTAAAGAACTAGAACTCCAGGATAGGCTGGTAGAGGCATTCTATTATTATATGGGATTCCTATCAATAATGGGATTTACTCCATTGGGTATATACGAGCTGTATTTTAAGAAAGAACGGTTGAATGAATGGAGAATCACTACACAATATTAATGAAAGGAGGTATTTGTGTCAGGTTGGAATAAACAATTAAATGGCTTAGAGCTTAATACAGAAGAGCAAATCCATTCATTAGAATTTGCTACTTCACAAGAAGCATGGGAAAAGTTAAATGAAGGATTTCTAAGACTAGAACCATCTTTATTTGCAAAAGGTGCTACCGCAAACAGTGGAGTAGCTGTGGTATATAACGTATTTATAAAAATACGTAAAGCTTGGGTAGACCCAGACTTTGATTATGGTAGATGTTTCAATTATAAAGAGACTAAGTGGACAAGCTTACTGAACAATTACATTGATTTCAATAAGCTTGATTTATTGCGTAGTAAGCTGAGAGTACTAAAAACCAAGTATAATCAGAATTACAACGTTACTTATATGTTTAATAATCATCATGATAACGGTAAACAATGTTTAATTGCTGCTACATTCTCCAAACGATTTGGGGAAGACATACCTGTTATTACAATGGTAATCAGGGCATCCGAGATAACAAAAAGGTTAATCTTCGACTTCTTACTAATACAACGAATGGCGGAATATGTGTACGGACCAGAACAATCAGTACAAATCAATTTATTTGCCACTCAAATGTATGGGAATGTAGAAACACTTCTGATGTATCATACTCATAAACCTTTGAAGAAGGTATTAAAGGGAACTGATAAGGAAAATTCTTGGATAAAGAGGTTGAATGAGGTATTTGATAAATTTCAAAACGGTAAAGAGAAAGATTTCTCTAGTTTTAAGGTATTCTTTAGAAGTTTTAAAGTGCTTCGACCAGATTTATATAAGGAAACATATAAATCTATGAAAGCAAAGGAATTACTTCTTGAATATGAAGATATCGAATATCCCGAGAATGTAATCTCTTACTCTCAACGTAAAGCATATAAGAAGAAACTTTTAAAACAGAAGAAATGAGAATTTATAGCAGTAGTTATGAGTTAATGTCTGAAATGGGCAGAGAACTCAACAGTTATGGTCAAACTGTAAAACCAAAGACTTACCAGAATAAGAATATTGAAGGTAATGAAGATTTTGTAACTAAAGAGATCATTTGCCAACAATATTGCTTAACTTCTTTGCAAGATCCAACGTGGTTATTCTTCTATTCAAGGTCTAGAGAATGGGCAGATGCTGAGTTCCAAGAAAGGATTGATACCTCTGAGATAATTAACCCGGGCAAAGCTTGGGAATTAAGAAAAGATTTATGGGAACAGTTCTTGGTAAATGGTAAATTTGATTATACCTATAATGAGAGAATCATCCATGTTATTAAACCATTGATAAGATTACTGAAGGACGATAATGACACTCGTAAAGCAGTATTACCAATATTCAATGGTGATATGGACGGATTAGATACCGATTGGTATGATGGTAGTAGACGTATACCCTGCTCTATGTATTATGACTTCCTTATCCGTCAGAATGGTAAAGGAGAAAAGGTATTACACATTTGCTATCACCAAAGAAGTTCGGACTTTGTTACTCACTTTGGTAATGATGTATACCTTGCATGGAGACTAATGGAATATGTAGCTAAAGAGGTTGGAGTAAAACCAGGTTATTTGTATCACACCATAGACTCATTACATACTTATCAAAAAGACTGGGATAAGTTAGCCAGTTCTCTAAGAGTATTTGAGGATACTATCATATAATACATGCTTTATTTCTATTTTGTTTTGATGTCATTTTCGCAAAATGATTTAAAGTAACTCATATCAGGTTTAAGGAAGTAGGTCTGGGAAGATATACTTCCTTATTTTATTTAAAAAACTTCTAGTATGGAAACGAAATATAAGATTATAACCAATAAACAAGAGCTAAAGAAACTTATCCAATGCTGTAAGCAAACTGGTTATGCTTCTGTAGACTTTGAAACAAATGCCGAGCCAATATATAACAAATCTTTTAAACCCACTATATTATCAGTAACTTTTCAACCGGGTTTTGGATGTTCTATACCTTTAGACCATTTCGAAACAAAGAAGTATACTTCTAGTGGTTGGAATTGGAAAAAGATGCTTCGTAAATTTGGTGAAGAGATAATCGAAAATCCTGAAGTAGTTAAAGTTGCTTGGAACTACAAGTTTGATGACCAGATATTTCAGAAGTATAATATCTATTATCGGGGAGTATGTTTGGATGGTATGCTTGCTAAATATCTCTTGAATGAAGAAAAACCCAATGATTTGAAGTCTATGGTAAGAAGGTATTTACCAGAATACGGAGATTATGAAAAGCAAGATAAATTCGATAAGATTCCATGGGATAAAAAAGAAATGGAACCTCTTTGCCACTATGGATGTCAAGATACTGATTATACTCTTAGATTAATGCTTTTCTTCGAAAAGAAGCTAATTGACTTGGGATTATATAATACTTACCGTAATTTAATCATGACTGCTTCTAGGGTATTAACTTCTGTAGAAAAGAATGGTTTATATGTAGATAGGGCATTCAACCAAGAATTGTTAGATTCCTACTTACCAAAGATAGAAGCAGCTAAGGAAGCAATATATAATTTGCCTAAAGTAAAGAAGTTTACTAAACTATATAATCAATCCAAGATTGAAAAATACATTGCTAAATTAGAGGAAGAGATAGAAAACTTAGATCCTGAAATAGATAAGAGAAAAATACAATCTAGGGAACAAAAGATTGCTAATATAAGGGCAGGAGTTTTTACTACTAAAAAGGAATTAGAGTTAATCAGACCAGTAAGTTTAGGTAGTTCAGTAGATTTACCTCAATTAATGTATTCAGAGGAAGGATTTAATTTCGAGGTAATCAAAAAGAATGATTCTGGTAAACCAAGTACAGATGAAGAAACACTCACTAATTTAAGGTTAACAGTTAAAAAACCTGATTCACCTAAAGCAGTATTCCTAGATAGTTTATTAGAGTTGAGAGGTTTAGAGAAAATGTATAAAACCTATATAGAGGGTTGGCATGAGAAAACTCAAGATGATAATAGACTACACGGAAGATTCCTTATTCATGGAACTACATCGGGAAGATTATCTTCAGCAGAGCCCAATGCTCAGCAAATACCCAAGACATCAGTAGACCCAAATATAAAGAAACAATTGGTTGCTCCAAAAGGAACCCTTTATATTGCTAGTGACTTTAGCCAGGCAGAGTTAAGAATTATGGCTCACTTATCTGGAGATGAAACTTACTTAAATGCTTTTAACTCTGGTCAGGACCCTCACTTGGCAATTGCTGCTACTAAATATCATGTATCTTATGATGAAGCTTTAAAAATATATGAAGATGAAAACCATCCAGATCATAAGATATGGAAGGTAAGGAGAAAGCAAGCTAAACAGATTGCATTTGGACTTATTTATGGAATTGGTGCTAAATTACTAGCAGTAAAATTATCTGACCCAAAATCTGGTATCATAGTTACACCAGAAGAAGCCCAAAAGGAAATGGATATATTCTTTGGTCAACATCCCAAGTTAAAAACCTTCTTAAAGAAACAAGAGAAGTTCCTTAGAAAGAATGGGTACTTAGTTTCTTTATTTGGTAGAAAACGAAGATTACCCCAAATTTATTCTTCAGATAGAGGAGAAGAAGCTTATGCTTTACGATTAGCCTTGAATTTCCCTTGTCAATCTGCAGCATCAGATATGTGTTTATTTGGTAGTATATTAATATACTACCTTATGAGACAAGGAAAATTACCTCCTACAAAATCAGTATGCTTAGTCCATGATGCTAATTATCAAATCACTAAACCAGAAAACATAAACACATGGAGTATTTATGAGATGTGGCAAATTTATCGAAACCCATTAACTAAACCCTATTTTGGTTTTCAGATAGATGATCTAGATATGGAAATG